TTATTTTCAGGAATGGTAAATCTTGGAACACCACGATTATTATTGGCTTCAAGCACAATATCGTACTTTTTTTCTATATTCTTTCTGCGTATCATTACATTTCTGACATCAACATTTAATGCCCTAGCTACTTTTGTAGGCGATCTATGTTCTTTAAACAATGATATAAACTCTGAATCACTACACGCTGGTTTGCTCATGCCAAGCCTTTATAATGGTAAAGTTAGCCAATACTAATCTATTCTAATGGAAAATCAATGACATACGCACGAATTGATACAAACCACAAAGAGATAGTAGCGGCATTAAGACAAGCTGGTGCTACTGTGGTGTCACTTGCCGCAATGAAGCACGGTTGCCCTGACCTGCTTGTTGGTTATGCTGGCGAAACAGTATTAATGGAAATTAAAAAAGATTCGAAGGCCAAGTTTACGCCCGACCAATTAGACTTTATGGGCAAGTGGAAAGGCGGTGCAGTAAGCCGTGTAGATAGCGTTGATGCCGCGATAAGAGCACTAGGTATTACTAGAAAAGTGTTATAAAATAGATTAAAAGGAGCGTTTTATGGATAAATCAATGGCATTATTCCTAGCAACATTGCTACATTCGGGGACTAATACCCATTTTTTCCATTGGGCTACCAAGTCTTATGCCAAGCACAAGGCATTAGGCAAGTTTTACGAGAACATTATTGAACTGACCGACCAACTGGCCGAAGCCTATTTTGGTTGCTACGGGCAGATTACCGAATTTCCTGCTACCTACCACCAGCCAAAAGAACCGCTGGCATACCTGCAATCACTACAGCGTTTTGTAAAAGAAGCACGGGCAGACCTACCAACAGACACAGAGATATGTCAGCTTATTGATAATATTGCCCAAGAGATTGACACAACCATCTATTTACTTAAATTTAAGAGTTAATCATGCCATTAGACAAATCAGGATCAGCCGAATCTGTCGGCAAGAACATCAAAGCAGAGGTTAAAGCAGGGAAACCTAAAAAACAGGCACTTGCTATTGCCCTTAATGTTGAGCGTGAAAACGCCAAAGGTGACCGCAAAGCTAAGTTAGAAGAAGCCTACGGTAAGTACATCGAAGAAAAATGAGCCGCAGGGATGACATCCGTGCCGCAATAGAAAAGCACGATAAGCCGATAGCCAAGACCACAAAGGGTAAGGGTCGGCATTATCAGTCAGTAGAAGAAGGTGCTGGAATGACCGAAGCTGGTCGCAAAGCATACAACGCAAAGAACGGTAGTAATTTAAAAGCACCCCAAGCCAGCGGATCACGGCACGATAGTTTCTGTGCAAGATCGGCAGGATGGAATGGGGAACGAGGAAAAGCGGCAAGAGCAAGGTGGAAATGTTAATGAAAAACGGACTTTACGCAAATATTCACCGTAAACAGGAACGGATCGCAAACGGTTCGGGCGAGAAAATGAACAAGGTTGGTAGCAAGAACGCTCCAACTGCTAAAGATTTTAAAGAATCGGCTAAGACCGCCAAACCACGCAGAAAGATAATCTCTGACGCAATGAAGGATATGTAATGGAACACATGAACCGCAAATATAAGCCTGAAGATGCAATGCTACGGCCGCACAAAGAAACCACGCTAGAAAAGCAACAGCGTCTGCGTTTAGAGCGTAGAGCCGCTATTGCTAATAAACTCAAAGACTTGGATAAAGAAGTCAAGTAATGTACCCCGAGTACGATCCTAATGAGCCAACGCTAGGTCAATCTTTTGCCGATATGTTACGGGGACTTAAAAACCCCCAAAATTTACAGCAAGTAGGACAGGGCATAGTCAATACTGCTCAACTTGTACCAAATGTAATTGAATCATTAGGTCGTGGTGGTGTAGCCCAAGCTGTTGGAACAATGGGTGATTTGCGTGATTTACGCAATACCGTACAAAGCTATTTACCCCAAAGCGTACAGAACTTTAGCAATGCGGCCGAGTTTATGACAAACCCGTATGCAAAAGCCCTGACCCAAACCGCACCAACAACAGAACAGACATTAGACTTTGTACCCCGTGCCACAGCACCGTATGAAGGCTATAAGCAACACGAAACGCTAGGTGAATACATTGCCCCAGCTTTAGGTTACTTTGGCGGTAAAGCCCTAAAAGCTACTAAAGATCTGCCAATTGGCATGACTATTCAAGATGTAACACCGCCAATAGAGCCAGCCAAAGTAGCTGAAGCCCTACGCCAGCCTGAAAAAAACGCACTTGGATTCTATTCTCCGCTAGAAGAAGCTGTTGGCAATCTGCAAAATCAAAAAGGTACAGGCCAACAATACCTTGCACAACTCCTTAAAACTCAAGGCGTTAAGCAAGAAGAAGTAGCCACACGGGGATTAGATACATTCCTTGAAAGTAATCCAAAAGTAACACGGGAACAGATGGCCCAGTATTTGCGTGAAAACCCAGTACAACTTAAAGAAACTGTGCTTGGTGCTAATTCTCAGCGTGATTTAAACACAATGAATTACAACGATTATTTCCTTGATGAAGGCCGTGTATTAGATGACCCTGATTATGTTAGTAGCAGGGCTGATGATATTGCTTACGATTATGAATCTAATAATCCTGACATAGTTCAAATGATGCGTGAAAACACTATGAAAGAATTGGGTTTTACGGCAGATGATTTAGCAAATCCATACAATGAAGCCAAATTTCAGCAAAAAGTAAACGACAGCATTTACGAAGATTCATTAAAACAAGCTGAAGAAGAATATAGAGATAACCCTTTCATGGAACATACCGATGAATTAGGGTATCGGGTTACAGGCAATGATGACATGGGCTACGATGTAATTGATCCTACTGGTAATCCTATAAATTACCGCAATAATGGTTCAATGAGTTTAAGTGAAGCTGAAGAAGCTATCCGTGAACACGCATTAGATCGTGGTTATTTGCACATGGAAGAAGATGAGTTAGGCACTAAATACCACGATTACACCCTACCTAATGGTGAAAATTACCGTGAAGTGCTTATTCAATATGATCCAAAATTATCATACAAAGATTCAATTCGTGAATTAACACCTGAAGATAAACAGCGTCTTGGTGTTGATACTGGTGTTTTAGCTAAAGTCAAAGATACTTGGGGCTATTACCCAAGCAGAGAAGTGGCTGAAATGCAATTAAGCAGTAGGCTACCTAAATATGAATCAGGTCATTTTGATGAACCTAACATCTTAGCCCACTTCCGTACTACTGACCGCACTATTGACGGTAAAAAGACCCTATTTGTAGAAGAAATACAATCAGATTGGCATCAAGCTGGGCGTAAAAAAGGTTATGAACAGGATGTAAAGCCGTTACAAGAAACTTATGACAAGCTGGCACAAGAACAACATGACTATTTAAAAGAAATGTATAAAAAATATAGTCCTTATGCTACCGATCCTGAAAAAATGAAAATGTTAGATACTTTGCCGGATAGCACAAGAAAAATGGTATTTGAAACATTACATAAGCAAATGTCACCAACAGAAATTGAAAAATATGAAACATTATTTAATCAAAATAAAGATGCTTTAAAAGCATTACAAGAAGCAAAAAGAAATACCGTACCTGATGCCCCATTTAAGAAAAACTGGCAAGAATTAGCTATGAAACGAGCCATGCAAATGGCCGCAGAAGGTGGCTATGACCGTGTAGCATTTACTACTGGTAAACAGCAAGCAGACAGATATAGCTTAAGTAAACAGATTAGCGAAATACATTTAAGTGGCACAGATTTAGTTGCTTACGATAACAATGGAAACGCAGTAATTAAACAAACTGGAGTTACAAAAGATAATCTTGCTGACTATATAGGTAAAGAACCAGCACAAAAATTGCTTGAGCAAAAGCCACAAGGTACATTGCGTTCTTTATCAGGCGTTGACCTTGATGTAGGTGGTGAAGGCATGAAAGGCTTTTACGACAAGATTCTGCCCGATTTCATTAATAAATACGGTAAAAAGCATGGTTTAAAGGTAGGTCAGACCAATTTAAAAAGTCGTGGCATACCTGATGCTAGTTTGGTTTATGAAACTGCTCAAAAATACGGATATTCGAAACAACAATTTGACAGGTTGCCATTAGAAGAACAAAAAAAGATACGAAATGAATCAATGCCAAAGGGTGAACAAGTACATTACTTTGACCTAACTCCCCAAGCTAAAGAATCATTCCTTAAAAAAGGACAACCTATGTTTGCAGTAGCCCCAGCTATGGCTATTACAGATGAGGACAGTAGACGAGATATATTGGAACAGTTGTTCAATAAGCAAAAATAGCCTACAATTAACTTATCTTAATCAACCACTTGGGTAAGGTATGAGCATTAAACAACAAACAAATAATCCAAAGGGCAGACCAAAAGGTAGCCCCAATAAGTCCACAGCAATGGCTAGGGAAGCGATAGCACAGTTCGTAGAGGGTAATGCCCACAAGATGCAAGAATGGCTAGAACAGGTCGCTATTGGCGTTAAAAACAATGACGATAAATTCATAGTATTGCCTAATCCTGAAAAGGCTTTTGGTATGTTGCAAAGCGTCATGGAATACCACCTACCTAAATTAGCCCGTACTGAGCACTTAGGTGACGAAGATCAACCAGTTAAGATCATTCACGAACATAAGTTCTTAGATTGAAAGAGTTAGTCAAGAAATACGAATACCCGTACAAGTCACGGGATGCGTTCCTAGACTTCCATAAACGGGATCAACGCTGGGCTGTACTGGTCTGTCACCGTAGGGCAGGCAAGACTGTGGCTACCATAGCAGATACAATCCGCAGAGCCATCATGGATAAGAAACCTGATGGTCGTTATGCTTATATTGCTCCGTTCTACGCACAAGCTAAAAACATTGCTTGGGACTACCTGCTCAAGTTTGCAGAACCAGCTATTGTTAAGGCTAATCAATCAGAACTATGGGTAGAACTGGTCAATGGGGCAAAGATACGCTTATTTGGTGCTGATAACCCTGATGCCCTGCGTGGACTGTACTTGGATGGGGTAGTGCTAGATGAGTATGCCGACATGAAACCCCGTCTTTGGGGTGAGATTGTGCGGCCATTACTTACTGATAGACAAGGCTGGGCTACCTTTATTGGTACGCCAAAGGGTCACAATGCGTTTTATGACATCTACAACGAAGCCCAAAAGAACCCTAACTGGTATGTCAAAACCCTAAGAGCAGATCAATCAGGACTATTACCTGACGCTGAATTAGAAGATGCTCAAGCCACTATGTCAGCCAACCAGTACGAACAAGAGTTCTTGTGCTCATTTGAAGCCGCCATTCTTGGTGCTTACTATGGTCAGGAAATGCGTAGGATTACCGATTTAGAGCGTATTACTACGGTTGACTATGACCCTATGTTCCCCTGCCACACAGCTTGGGACTTGGGATTCAATGACAGCACGGCTATATGGTGGTTTCAGGTTGTATACGGTGAGATACGAGTACTGGATCATCACTCATCTAACGGTCAAGCAATACCTTATTACACGGGTTTGTTGGCACAAAAAGAAGATGAGTTTGGCTACAAATATGGCTATCATTACTTACCCCATGACGCTAGAGCAAAAACACTAGCTAGTGGTGGTAAGAGCATAATCGAACAAATTTCTGCAAAAATTGACATAAAACATCTAAAAATTGTTCCAAACCTGTCAATTCAGGATGGAATACAAGCAACACGACTTGCATTAACACGCACTTGGTTTGATAATAGATGCGAAGAAGGTATCGAATGTTTACGACAATATCAAAGGGAATGGGATGATGATAAAAAATGTTTTAGGGATCGCCCAAAACACGATTTCACCAGTCATTCTTCAGATGCGTTCAGGTATCTTAGCCTTGTATGGAAGGATGAGGACAGTCCTATCCTTAAAGATTCAAGAATTAAAGGACTTCATGTCGGGCAAACGGATGTAAGTCTAGACGAATTATGGAAACAAACCCCCAAATCAACTGTTAAAAGGATTTAATCATGTCAGGCGTTAATCAACCATTTGGCACATTTTACGAAACCGTAGCCGCATCACAAACTGCTCAAGTATTAGGCACAACAGGGGCGGCAGGTGACACCTTAATGCGTTTAATCGTTACTGTAGGCACAGCCTTAACTGGAACTGTAGCCCTGTTAGACGGTGCAACTTCTTACACTATCTGTGCCGCAAGCACTCCAATTGGCGTATATACCATTGAAATTAATGCTGTATCAGTCAACGGTGCTTGGAAGATCACTACTGGTGCTGGTGCAACTGTTATGGCTATAGGTAACTTTACTTAAGGATTTATATGGATCACACATACCAAGATTGGTATAACTGCATTGCCCAGTACGAGCGTACATTCAAGGAATGGGAAGGTAGAGCCGACAAGATTGTTAAACGGTATCGTGATGACCAACGCAGTAGAAACAATCCTAATTCAAGGTTCAACATCCTTTGGTCTAATGTACAAACCATTACCCCAGCGGTATTTGCTAGACTGCCAAGACCTGATG